TGATGATACCTTTTGGTGTGAGTGTCCACCCACAGAAGGTGGCAAAATCTCCTGGCTTCTGAGTGTGACACACCTCTTTGGACGTGAGTGTGAGGCGATTCGCAATTAGCCGAAAGGAGTCCTTAGGGAGGGGTCTATCATCTTGGGCCATGTCGTCTCCCGCATATAGCTGGGAAGTGTTCGGGGAGACGTGGTACTTGGTGTGATGGTATGCTATGGCGCATTCCGTGTTTGCATCAAATGTGGGGCCCTCCCCACTGAGTCTCATAATTGCCACAGTTCCCAAAAATATGTGCGCGTTAGTCTTGAGTTGAATATATCCCTCAATGATGTCCTCAGGGATATTATGGAACTTGGCTTTGGTAACTTCAAACTGTAGCATGGCCCCGTCTTGTGATTGGTCGAAAGCAGTGAAGTCGTTTGAGTGCCCAGGCCTGCTGAAATTCCACCGCTCCTTGACCCACTCATTAAGGTCCTCTGGGGTATTCTCGCACGTGATGAATATGTTCTCTGGCTGGAAGGAGGCCCGTATCCGGCGCATATAGCGGGCCATAGTCCCGTATATCATCACGGTTTGTTGCATGAATGAAGCTATGGTCTGTCCCGGCTTGACCTTGAGGGCTCCAATCTTCTCCGTCTTAGTCACCCACTGAGACTTCAGGAACAGTGCAATCTTGTCTTTCGGGAAGTCCGGGGATTGTCTGGGCATGCCGTTGATAAGGGCGGCAATCGGCTTAGAGAGGTACCTCTGCTGTACCTCATCACGGCAGGAGTCCCATAATTCCTGGGAGAAAGGTATTGGGTCAGCGGGGAGCCCCATGGCACGCTGATAGTTGAGAAACAGGATGTCCCCAATGTCCTGCTTCATAATAAACTCTTTCTCATTGTCCTCCGGCGTGGCGATTGCTATGCGTGCTTCTATTGTCTTGAACAGGAGGGCCTCATCCTTAGCCTGTTGATGCTGAAAGAGTTGCACCACGGTGTCTTCTGTCTGAATGGTGTTCGTGTGGCCATGTTTCTTGTCGTAGAGTTCCCTGTCAAATTTGTCATTCAGCTGGGCCACTAGCGGTTCAGAAGGGAGTCTTTATTCTCTACGGGGAAGTGAGTAGTCGGGGCGGCAGGTTCAATCACTTCCGGCTCTGTGGGGACTGCCTCCACTGGGGGTTGCTTGCGAGTTAAGTCCAGGAAGGTGCTGAGATAGGGGGTGCAAGAGACTTTGTTCCAGAAGTCTGCAGATGTGGGCCCTGTGTTGATGAAGTGGATGGCATCCCTGGCCCTGGAGAGCGCTGTGTACATGACTTGCTTTGAGCAAAGGGCCGTGTTGTTGTCCAAGAGAATCTGTA